GTTCATCAGGATTCCAAGAATCCTCATCGTCGTGCATTTCTGCATAGTCCATATCAGTTAAATATTCATCTTCAAAAATTCTTACTGGGCTGTTCATCTTAGTAGTATTTATTTATTGGTTTACTTAAGAATAAATAAACTTAACATACGTTGCAAATAATTTTTTAAAATTTTTTTAATTTATGTTAAAATCACCCTTCTTGATGACGTGAGCTATGAATTTTTTTTTATTTTTTTTTAGGAACGGTTGTTCCTTGCTTTAAATAACTGAAATATCTAAAGACTTTTTCTTCATTTTACTCATTATGGCATACCTTCCTGCATCTATCAGGTGGTTGTATGAGTCGATAGGTTTATTTATTGGTAGCCCTGACCTATCTTTTGCCCACGTATAGCTTGAAAACTCCTCAATTAAATCTTTGCTTTGGTAGTGTAGCTTTATTGGATAATCTTGAAGCAGTTGTATTCCAAACATAACTGAGTCCTTTCCTTTGCTTGCAGGTGTAACCCAAGCTCCACTATTCCGAAGCTCGGCTATACTTTTTGGCTCGGCACTATCTGCCACTATATTATCCGTTATCCCTAAATCCTTTATTATTCTGCCAATACTTTGGTTGGTAAGTTGTTTTTGATACAGATGTTGCTTCCAATATAAAGCACCACCGTGATAGCGAATCTCCACTAATGCTGTTGGGTCGTTTGTGTATCCCCAGTCAAGACCAAAGACACGCCACTTATATTCCTCAGGCCAATTGTTTGCAACTTCAAAATCAGGGAAAACCAAACCCTCAAGCCTTCCAACCTCTCCGAGGCCATAGACCTGCCATCTGTATTGATTGGCTGTGCCTCGCTTTATATTCTCAGGTGTTGGTTCATAGAGCAGAATTTTCTCCCTGATAGATGGCTGTATAAAAGCGTTATCTCTAAATGTTGATACAAACCAGTCAACGTCATCCCTTCCGTATAGCTTTTCGTGTGCCCAGAAGCTTGCCGAGGGATTGAAGTCAATGATTGACTGATGACTTGTTCTCATACTGATTTGCTCAAAGATGCCGTAGTCAATTCCGTTTGCTTCGTTAAAAAAGCAATGGGTTCTTTTCCCTGAACGAGCATCTATTTCATCATTGTACGATTTGAACTCAATGCTTGAGCCTTTTTTAAAGGTGAAAAGTCTATCTGATTTATTGTGGTTGACAAGTTGTTGCTGACAGTAAGGGTCGCTAAATATAATATTCTGCGCATCTCGATAGGCTCCAACTCGTAGGTTTGGTATATCCTGCCCAACAACGGTAATAATCAAATCCTCTTCTTTTGTTGCTAGGGATATAAGATACTGAAGAATGGCGTAGGTTTTGCCCGAAGATGTTCCGCCTTGATGAACTATATATGGCTTATTAGATTCTAGTGTCCAAAAGAAAAGGTCATTTACTTGTATCTTGTGGCCTGACATATTCGAAGGTTACCTTGTTAATTTTTTCACCATCTGTTGTATGGTCATTGTACTGCATCGACAAGGCTTTTCTTTCTTCATCTGTGCATATCAGCTTGTACAAAGCTAAAATAGAAGTCGGTGAAGTGCTGTTGTGCAATTTGCTTCGAAGGCTAATCTTAGTTCTAACTTTGTTTCGTTCTATCTTTTCTTTTATGTCTTTCGATTCCTTCGATTCTAATGGAAAATGATTGTAAAAAGTTTCTGTGCTTATCCCTAAATGAGAAACAACATCTGATATAAAAAAAAGGTTTTGTCTTTCAATAGCATCAATAGCACGCTCATAAAGTTCTTCTGTTTTGTAAGCCATTTTATGATTTATTTTTTTTCTTGTTTGTTACAATCTCATTTTGAGAATGCGTAGCTAATTCATCTCTCCTTTTTTTTAAGGTTTCAAGATGCTCAGGGTCAAGCCTTGTTTTCTCTTTGGTTTGCTGCTTATTTCTTAGCCTGACAATCTCTTCATCAATAGGCTCGCATTTCCACATCTGTTCTAATGAATAATACACGACTGTATATCGGTAAGCATGCTCATTCTTTTTTTCAAATCCGGTAACCCCGTGAAGAATATCCTGGCCATTGAATATTGTAAGGCTATTATCAGCTATCTCTAATGCAATATCAAACTCAGGAATTGCAAGGTGGCCACCAATGACATCTTTTTTGAAGGCAATCATATTTGACATAACCCCTTTAAAGTTGCCCGAATCAAAATGATATTTAAGTGGGTTGTTTTTGTTTATTATTCCACTTGTAAATACACTTCCTTTAATTTTCCATTCAGGCAATACTTTCTCATCAACAACAGAATCGTGGCTTTCATAAACCTCTGGAAAATACTCCTTGTAAATGTCTGAAACATATTCAGCAAAGCTTGATACTACATGATGCTGTTTAGGGCTGTCATAGGCGAGGCTTGACGTATGACAGAAATCCTGCCTCATGGCTATCCTTGGCATATAGCCAAAAATCCTGCTAACACTTTTGAGCCCTCTTGCACGAACTCCAGTATGATACTTCGTATTTTTAACAGCCCACCTAACATTTTTTGTAACCTCGGCTGGAAGTGTCATGTACAAAATTGTTGGCACGCCATTCTTTGTAATTACACAATCCTCTTTGATAAGTTCGCTTACATCATTTAAATAAGCACTTCTTTTCTTGTATTTTTGTATGTCAATTTCTTTTGACTCCAGCTCAATAGTTTTCATTTCTTTTGCTTTTTCATTCTAAGTTCAGCCCTGCCACCTTTTCTAAAATAAAGAGAACAATGGTTAGGAAACATCTTTTCAATTTTTCTGATGCTATCGTAAATATACTTATTGTTTCGAAACTCTTCCAAGCCACCAGTCCCAAAGTATTTAGTTTTTACTGTATAATTATTGAAGCGTAGCACCTTGCCATTCTTGATAAACTGACGTATTGAATATTCGTAATCTTCACCGTGATTGGTTTCTCGATTAAGAAAATCATCGTGTTCAGTTATAAAGCCATAGCATGAAGCAATAATATAACAAAGCTCGGTCGTATAGCTGTCGGACATAAAGAAAGGATTCGCTGCTGCGTAAATACCCCAACACTTGCTCCCTTCTTTTTTCATTAAATCGTATCCACCTTGGATAAGTTCCTTTTCAAAATCAACGACCTTCTCCATTAATTTTTTGCTCTTCCATTTATAAATGCCAGTCAAGTCATCATCAAGTGAAACGACATAATCTCCTGGCTTAAAATACTTTTGCTCAATAAAATTTCTTGCCTTGCCAATAGTTGGTACTGCCAGCTGTATATTATTATACTTATGATTTTTCAAAGCAAGTTTATAGTTGCGTTCCTCTTCTTCATTGGCCACAAAAATTATAACATTGTCAGGGTCAATATTGTAACTGTCAATAACCTTAAGAGTTTTATCTACAATTTGGTCTTGTCTTTTATATGAGGGTATTATGAGCTTATATTTTATCATCAATCAAATATCTAAAAAGTTGAGCATTGTTTTCCATTCCAAACTTTTCTCTAGCTTTTTCCATTTTTTCAACCATCACCTCATATTCTTCAGTTGGATAGTAAAGAACAATCTGTTTCACCGTATTGTTAATATATGAATCAAGGTCTTTTGATAATTCATCCTTATCAAACTGAGGCTCTTCGTCATCATCAAAATATACAGCCGGAATATCAAGCCCCCAATCTGATAAATCTGTTACTTCCCATTCGTTAGCTAACATATCCCAATCCCATTCACCAAAAGAAGCGTTGTCTTTAATTACAAACTCTTTTTTTTGTGCCTCGCTTAAATTTTCTACTTTCACAATAGAAACTTCCGAAAAGCCCAAATCAATACAAGCCTGCAATCTCATATTGCCACCTAACACAGTATTTGTTTCATCTACTATGATTGGCCTCAAATCCATCATCTCAGGAAACTCCATTATAGACTTCATGAGTTTTTTGAACTTATCCTTTTTGATAACCCTTGGATTATCCGGACTTACTTTTATTGAGTTAATAGGTACTTTGATAGAATCCATATTATATATTTTTAGTTTTATATCTTTTTTGATATTCTTGTTGTATTCGATTAAAATAAGATTTAGCGTTTTCGGTTCCAAGCAAGCCAAAAGTTGTATCATTATTGTTGAGCATTCTTATAATTCTATATTGCTCAAATATTACGTCATCTGGCCAAGATTCAAGCTTAGTTTGAACCGATTCTTTCATAGGCTGTTCTTTATGTTGCAAGTAAGAGCCTGCATTTAGCTTGTACCAGTCGTTAAAGCATTTAGCTAAGGCAGATATGTTATTACCGTATCGCTTGGCCTCGTCGTAAATAACAGCCATCAACCATTTAGGATATACATCAATAAAGGGTATGTCCTCTCCAAACAATGGATTCTTTACCATCAAGGTTTCGTGAAGCCTTACAAGATATTTTTTGAGGGCTTCCTTTTCTGTTGGTAGTTCTTTTGTTGCTCCAATATCAGTATGAAATTTATAGAGGGTATTCAGTAAATCTCTGTCGTAATCAAAGCTTGCATTTATATCGTAATAATTATTTGCTTCCTTTTTTGTATTAGCTATTCTCAAAACGGGTCACTCCATCTATCGTTTTTGTTCTTGTTGAATTTTACATAATTGTTAGCCCAAGAACTTGCTTGTAGTTTCCAATTTTTTATTTTTTTGCCATTCTTGAGCTTCCAATCAAGGCCACTATAATAGTTAATAAAATTCTCGGACTCTATCTCTAAGTCTGATGAATTTATTTTACCATTACCTTCGAAATAAACAAAAGCGTCTGCTTTGCTAGGTGGGTTCTTTCTTACATTTTTATCATTGTTTACATTCTTATCATTCTTAGTAGTTGTTGATTGTTTGTTGTTGGTTTGTTGTTCGTTTGTTGTTGGTTTGTTGCTATCTGTATTTTCATCAAGCCCTTCCTCCTGATAAGTATTGTAATTACATACAGTTATAAGCGTTCCTTTGCTTGTTGATTGTTTGTTGATTTCGCCAGTGCTTTCTAATTTTCTTAAGACAGTTCTTAATTGCTGAGTTGTAAGAGAGAGTTCATATTGTAAGACCTCAAAGCTTGTTACGAATGTTCCCCTTTTTATCAGAGTTCCACGATATGCTTTGTCTCTATGATTTGCTTTGAGTAGGCAGTGTAAAAATACTCGAAGGCAATTTGGCTCTGAGTACCACTCCCAATCAAGAAACTGTCTATGAAGTTTAATCCATCCTTTATACATCTTATTCGATGATAAAAAAAGTTAAGTTAAAAAGGTAAACCATCTTCGATATTATCCATATCGACCTTTACCGTTTGCTTTGCTTCGTTATCAGATTTGCCACCAAGCATCTCAAGCCTATCACATATTATCTGTGTTCGGTAATGCTTTTGGCCATCTTTGTCATAATTGCTTGTCGATAGAGAGCCTTCTATTGCAACCAATGAACCTTTTTTAAGGTATGTGTTTGCTATCTCCGCAGTCTTATCGAATGATACAATATTGTGCCATTCAGTTTTTTCTTCACCCTTTAGTTTTTTGCTAGTTGCAACCGAGAACGTGCATACCTGCATATTACTTTGAGTAAATTTTAGCTCAGGGTTTTGCCCAAGCCTTCCAATTAAAATTACTTTGTTCATATTTGTATTCCTTTTTCTTATGTTAGTCTTTCTGTTTCTTCTTTGTAGTATTTAGCGAGGTCCATGACCTCTTGTTTTGTGTATTTGAAAATCATTCTTGCCTGACTTTCTAAGAACTTTGCAGTTCCATATCCGTACATTAAATCTATTTGTTGGCCGTGCCTAAACTGCTCGCCTGCTTGAAATTTATTACACCTTTGACATTGAGCGTGTGCATTTTTCTCATCCCATCTAGTTGCTAAATATCTGCGACTCTGAAAATGACCACAGTCCATCTCTATCCAATGCTTGACAGTATCACAAGTAATGCACTTGCAATACCCATTTTTGTCTGCATCACGTAAACGAATGTACTTACTAAACCAAATGTCGCATGTTTTCTTGGCCGAAGAGAGATTCTTGCTTTTGTTCAGTCCCATTTTTTATTGTATAAATTGCTATTGTAGTTTTATTACCTAAACGAGTGGTAACTGTTTTATCGACTGTTGTTATATTATGACCAGCACCTCGCAAGTCAAAAATAACAGCTGACAGCCTTGTAATCCCATACTCTTCGAATGCCTGCCAAGATGATATACTTCCGTATCTCCTCAAATGGTCAAGCACTATTTTATACTGTGTCTGTTTCATTGTTTTTTTTGCTTTATTTTTTCAAACCTTCTCCAGTCAGTAACAGCTATAGCAATCGCATAAAGTGCCACAAAACCTAGCACTTGTGCGACTATATTAATTGCATCAAGTAACGCTTTTATTGTTTCCATTCTTGAGGTTTTGAAGTTTTCTTATTGTTGTATATGAAGGGTCAACTGCCTTCTTTTCCATAAAGGCTCTGATTCGTGGGGCAGGTATCCTCGTTGAAAAGGATACCTCGTTTACGTCTTGATTTTTTACCCACTTGCGTATTGTTTCTAGTTCTTTCTCAGGTGTCATTTGCTATTGATTTAAAGTATTCAATGTTTAGGTTTGATATTTGGTACTTCTTGTAAAGGTCTTTTGGGTTTCCCCCACCTCTTACATATTCCTCACACTTGTCCCACTCGGGTGTTTTCTCGTTAAGCCAAGGCCGATTGTTGTATTCGTACCTTTTCTTGTTTGGAACAGCCTTGTTTCCATCATCATCGTCAGCCTCAATTCCAAGCAAAGACTGCAAGGTGTATCTGCGATAGTATGTAATACACGAGCCTATTTTCTGTGGGTCTTGTAGGTCAGGAAGAGGGAGAAAAGCCTCAACTGATTCCCCAGTTTCTGTGTCAATAATAATTGTACCTACGTTGTTGTTTTTTATAGGTTGCAATAGTAGTAAATCTTCTGCAATAAGTGCAGGCCGAACAGCCTCTATGAGCTGATTTATATCGAAGTACCTACTTCCATAGAATGGATTTGTAGCTTCTTTTTTCATCTTGTCCATCGTGCTTGTTACTTTAAATAACTTCTTGTAAATCTTCATTTGTTTTCTCCATCTTTATGTATCCGTTTCCTTGTTTAATTTTTACTGGCTCGATTATTTCACCAGTATGTTGGTCAACGATGCTCACCTTATCTATGGTGGCAACCTTTATTAGCTTTTCGATTCTACGCTTTTCAGCATCAGCCTCTTTCCACAAAGAGGAAGATTTATAGTCGTATGACGTTCTTCCTGCCATGTGCGTTATTTTATTGCCATCTATTATGAGTGGCTCTTTGTCATCTAGGTATGTTATCTCGTCGATAAGTTGACCTTCTATCTGCTTAATCGCATATTCGATTTCGCTTTTTAGAGAGCGTAAAAGTACATAAGCGTTGCTAGCTTTGAGTTGCCCTCCTTCTACCTTCTTTATTAGGTTATATGGCTCTTCTATTGGCATAGTAAACTAAGTATGTTCCAGTTATAGTTAATATTAAGCCTTGTATGGCTATGTGTTTTAGTGTATCCCCCTCTGCCATAAGAAAGGCGAGAAAGAGAAAGGTTGATATATATGCTAGTATTTTTTTCATCTTAATTATTTATTTGTTTTAATATAAAAAAAATTTTTTAAATTTTTTAATTAACTTTATAAAGTTCTACCGTGGTAATATAATATGGCACATACAAAGACTTGGTGAACCCTTTATATTTATATTGTATAGATTCACTAAACGTGTCTATCCATATCATATCAGAATGACTATCATCAAAGTGTATATCTTTTAAGTCGTAGTCCTCTTTGATTTTTGCCTTTGCTCCCTGAAGGGTTGTATAATGTTCAGTAATTTTTACGTTGCTAGGATTTTTTATGTCCTTATAAACAACCATCCATATTGTTGTTGTTTCAGTTTTCATCTTAGTAGTTGTTTTAGTGGGCTACCGAAGTAGCCCTTGTTATTGTTTTACCAGTTAGGGAATTTAATTTTATGTAATACCTTGCGATATACTCTGTTTGCTTCTTTATGAAGTCTTATATGAACACATAATTCATCTCTTACATCATTATGTGGCATATCCTCAATTTCCTCTTCCAACTCTTTTATTTGGTTGTTAATGTAATCTATTTGTTTTTGTATGTCGTTAATTAATTTTTTCATCTTAGTAGTATTTGTTTTTGGTTTACTCAAGTTTAAAAAAACTTTACATACCAAGCAAATAATTTTTTAAAATTTTTTTAAAAAAAGAGAAAAAAAAGTAGAAAAGTGAGCTGAGGGTGAGCTAAAGTCCTAAAAAAAATTAAAATATTTCTACTGGAGTTTCGATTATTTGAGTAATAATCTGCTGTGTTTCGTTTGACTTTTTTAATTTGAAGTCAACAAACCACCCACCTATATCGGTTGGGTTAAAGTTTTTCTCAACTGGCCAACCCGATTTGCCCTCTCCTATGCCATCTACATAAGAGCCTGATTGTATGTATTTTATTTTATCCTTGTAGATTTTCCCCTTGGGTGATACCCTCATTCGTGCAGTTGATGGGTCGTACCACTTCTGATGGGTGTGCCCTCGAACCAATATATGTGCATCAGGATATTTCATAGCCTCAATTTGAACATCCAACATACCTTTTGAACGCTTTGCATTCCCACCGAACCCGTGATGATAATGTATTCTGCATATCTGTGAGGTTCTGTTATTTTTCATTCTGATAAAAACCCAACCTGAATACGCACCAAGCTGAATATTTACATTAGTTTCAAGATTGAGAGCCCAAACAATACTACGAAGTATATCGTGATTATGAAATTTGTTTATTGTTTTCTCGTGGTTGCCATACGATATGAGGGCTATATTTTGTGCGTAAGGCTTTAAAAAATTTATAGTGTATTCAGCTACTAAGTCGAGGTAGGTTCGCCCGTGCTGAATGAATTGTGGGTCTATATCCTCACGTTGTAAACGTCTGTCCCCATAAGACCCCATCACATCTAGCAAATCGCCAAAAATAAATATTAGCCCGTTTGCTTTTTTTATTTCATCAAAGTGTTTCTTTAAAATATCACGCTTGCAACCTATTGAATCTAAGTGAATATCAGAGCAAAAGAGGGTGGGAACAACGCCTCCGCTACGGACATTGTGAAACTCAAATAAGTGAACGTTTTCAGATAAAGCCTCTGTGTAGTACTTCATCTTGTTTGGTTAGTGAAGGTTCACTAAAACTATTAAATTTTAACTGAAAAGCAAAATTACCAACAAATTACCCACACACTAGAATTATTCTTCAGTCTTTTCGGATTCTTCTTTTTGTGCCTTCAAGGTATTCTCATACCCTTGCTTAACATATCTGATTTCATCAAGTTGCATTTGCAGTCTTGCTTCTTGAATCTCTAGTTCTTTGATTCTTTCTTCTAATGTCATCTTGTATAATTATATTAAAGGTTGCCCAAATATAACTACCAAGCCAATCCTTTCAAAGTCGCAGGATTCTTTTTTGCTTCGATTTGTGCAGTTATACTTGCTTCAACATCTTCTTCTCCTACTTCAGCTTTTACCCAACCAAGAACGATTTCTTCGGTTAAGTCATCAAAAGCTATGTAATCTTCTGAAGATGGTTCAGGCTGGAAAGAGCAAGAACCGTACCGTCTGCCTGAGTAAGACAAAGCGTCATCGCCTTCTCCTACGGTTTCGGTATGGGAGCAATCCCAATGTGCCGTTACAACTCCTTTGTCAGAGTCGTTAGTGTATTCTAGTGTGTTAATTTTCCAGTTCATTTTGTTGGCTTTGGAAGTTAGCGATTAATTCGTCAGTCCAGTAAGCGTTACAAACGTCTTGAACGTTTTGTGGTAAGCTAGTAATATCGTCTAATGGCGTTACTACACTTCTGTGATGAGATTGTGAAATGACTTGCCCATCATCTAGTACCTTCGTGGTTAAGCGAAGTTGTACATGTCCCGATTCTAGGACTTCTATTTTTGAATATGATTCTTGTTTTTCTAACATAATATTATGTATTTCGATTAAATTTTTATTAAACCCTAAAGGTTATACTTGCAGAAAGATAAGTTCCAGCACCAGCAGTAGTCCAATTTTTACTGTTTCCATTTCCATCTATAAAAACAATACTATTAGATGTATTTATAAACGGCACAATAAAATCTGTTGCACCTGCAACCCTATTGTTCCATCCACTACCTTGTGTGGTTTCTCCAGAAGTAAATGGTAATCCTGTAATTGTTGCCACCCCTACTGCTCCGCTATTATCAACATTACTAAAATTAACATTAACAGTAACAACCCTACCTATTTTTGTATATGTACCAGTAGCAGTTGGTGGTGTAGTTGGTGGTGTAGTTCCTGCCGTTAATGTTGCCGTCCAAGTACCTTCCTCGTAATCGTCTAAAGCGTTGGCAGATGTTGTACCACCTAGATAAACACTACCACCTAGAAATAGGTCTTTCCATCTAGCACCAGTACCACCAAGATTTATTACATTATCTGCTTCTGCTCCCGTTTTATCTATTGGTTGTATAATGCCAGTATTAGCATCAATAGAAGCACCCATTATTCCTGCTCCTTTTGCACCACTTCTAGGGTCAAGAACAATATGACTTACAACACCCACTGTACTTCCAATAAACCCGACTGTTGTGCCACCCCTTCGGAATCTTAGAATTTCACCATCACTTGTAAGCCTAGATAACGTAACTACTTGTTGTCCATCCGCGCTTGCAAAACATTGCCCATCTGGTTGAACAGTAAAACCTGACGCAGTAGATGTATCAGTTGAATCTGTGCCTATTAATACGTTACCTGAACTATCGATGGTGAGTCTAGCATCACTTTTAGTAACATTGTTTCCATTGTTTTCTATGTTATTTGCAAGGTGTAGGCTTCCCCTTCCTTGTGTCGTGGTTCTTTCAAAGAAAATACCTGCTTTATTAAAAGAATCAGTATCGGTCATACTAAATTGCAAACTAGCAGTATCACCGTTTGTGTCATTAGTATTTACTAACAATAAGTTTCCTGCATCACCACTTACGCCATTAGTTACTTGTAGCTTTTTTACTGGTGTACAATTTATCCCCACGTTACCTGAACTATCGATACGAAGGCGCTCTTCAGCGTTTGACAAAAAGTATAAATAATCTGAAGTGTTATTATAAAGAATACCACCTCTATCATCATCAGCAGTATCTCCCAATACTAAACCTGATAGGTGAGAAGTGCTTGAAGTAATAGATATTATACAGTTATCGGCTGAATTTTTTAAATCAAGTTCTCTGTCAGGATTTGTTTCCCCAATTCCAACGCGACCTGAACTATCGATAGTCATCGCAGTTGAGTTGTCGGTTCTAATAAATAAAGGATGAGCGCCTGTAGTACCTACAAAAGTTGAACCACCTGCATTAGCAATCCTAAAAGTAGAAGTTCCATCAGAAATCTCGGCTTGCCCTAAAACATCTAATGTAGCGCTAGGCGTAACCCCAATTCCCACGTTACCGCTTGAATCGATAGTCATCGCAGTATCACTTCCAATTATAAACTCAAGGTCTTTACCACCAGTTCCGCCATCCCTTGAAAATATTACATTTCGGTTTGTTTGCGCACCTAACGTCAAAGCAC